GGATACTAGTAGAAACAATGTTATATTCTTAGGTCAGACTCATAGAAGACATAAGAATAGAATGGACAAGATGGCTACAACAGTTAGATCTGAGAAGCCACTAAATAAGATGTCTGATACAGAACTAATGGTTCTATTTGATACAGATAGGCTTACTTCTGAAATTGGTATGCTTAAAACTGAAATTGAATCTAGTAAGGGTTTAGTTTCTGCTGCCGAGCTAAAGAAAAAAGAAAGAGTTCTTGCTGCTATGCAGGACCTACAGGATAAAGTAGAGTACTACTACAGATACGATAGTGCTGAACTAGAGGCTACAATCTCTAATATGCGCGAACAGGGCATGTTTAAGAATGTATCAGATGAAGGTGTTGTCCTTGATGAAGAAGAAGCAGAAGCAAGAACAAGAGAGATTCTCCAAAAGAGATACAATATAAAAGAAAAAAATGATCAGAATACAACAAGAGCTGAATCAGATTTAGAACTTGCATATAAGGAATATCTGAAGTCAATTGCTGATGTAAGAAAAGATGAGTACTTAGAAAAAAATGCTGACAAGGCATTTGAATACATCTTAGATAACTATAGACTAGGTAGAGAGGTATCTACTCTAAACAAGTACATTAACTTACTGTACAATCCAAATGAGTTTCTCGACCATGTTGAAAGGAACTATGCATGGATGACCCAAGCATATCAGAATAGAAAACAATACTATGATGAACTTGTAAATCAAGAACTCAGTGACATAGAACTCAATGCTCTTCTTAATGAACTAGCTGATAAGAATATCTATGTTAGTGCTGATGATATCTATGAGTTCCGTAGAAACAATAAGATCCCGGATGAATTCTTTGATAATGGCAGAAAAGTAGTTATTAGAAGAGGTAGTCCAGAATATGATCAATATGCTCTTCTATTCTTAGAGGCTGTTAAACTAAAAAATCTTAATCCAAAAGCTAGAAAAGATACCAATGAGAGATTGGGCATGGAATTAATGCAACTAGCTGTTCAGGAACAAGAAGAGCTAGCTGCTCTACCACAAAAAGAACAAAGGAAAGAGAGAGGTAGTCTTGACATGCTTGGTAAGAAAACTGTAAAGTTATCTGAAGTTGCTAATCAATTGCAGAGTGGAGATACTCTTACTGCATTCTACTTAGTAGATGGACAACCAAATGAGCTGATAGTCTATAAAGATGGTGAGATAATTAAGTTTAATGATAAGAATGGTGAGGTAATTGATGTACTACAGCTTTCATATGATATTGTAGATGGTAAAATCTTTACTGTAGAAAGAGTTCCTGCTGATGTAATTGAAGCACAGAAGATCAAGAACAAGTTTGCTCAAAAAAGAGAAGAAGCTATCCGTAAAGCTATTGATGATATAGAATCCACACCTCAGGTCAAGACAGAAGACTTCATACCATTTACAGTAAACACACCACTTGACCAATTAGATAGAGGTTTATATACAGATTTACAAGTTGAGTTCAATGACTTCTTAGCAGAAACAGATGAAAATGGAAACTATATCAACAAAGATGAAAATGGTGTGCCATTGGTAGAAGCCTATGCTGAATTAACTGATGAACAGCTTCTTGATAAGTTTGAGGATTTTGTAAGAACAAGCCCAAGGGCTAAAACAGTTATTGAAAACTACAATGCAGAGATGCAGGGTAGAAAACTTGAGGAACAAGCCATAAACATTATAGCACCTATCATTGATTACAATGGTAAGGAGATGGACATGGCTATGTACACATTAGAACAGGCCAAAGAAATTCTTGCTGATTTAGAATCACAGTATGCTATTAGATCACAGAAAGAACTAACAGATGAGGAGAAAGAAGATCTACTTATAGATGAGCTTAATATCAAACGTCTGAGAAGATATATTGCTGATGTAGAAGCATATGGAAAAGAAGTTAAGGCTACCGAAAAAGAATTTTCTTCTGATACTGAACAACTTGCTGCTGAAACTGCTGCACGTAAGAAGCTAGCAGAACAAGCTCTACAAAGAAGAATTGATCTAGTTGAAGAGAAGAAAAAGCTAATTGAAAAAGAAGAGGCTGAGATAGCTGATACACTGGAATATCTACAACAATTACTTGATAACACTGTAGAATTAACTGGTATACAAGTTGAAGATCTAATAAACAAGATAGAGCAACTTGATAAAACTACAGCACAACTTCTCAAAGCTAATCAGAAAAAAAGATCTGGTAAGATTAAAGAAAGATCAGGTCTCTATAAACAACAACTTAGAAGAGAGTTTGCCATTGCTAATGACATCATGAATAGAGTTCGTGAACTAAAACAACAACAGGAACAACTAGCTGCTATTAGAAGAGATCTCAAAAAACAGGCTGACTACTATAGAAACCTATTAGCTGATCCTAAGTTTGATCTATTTACTAAAACTGATATCCGCAATAAGATCAAGAAGATTGAGAAAAAGATGGGTACAATCCAGAGACTGATTGAGATTCTTAGAAATGCTATTGCAAGATCTACAGAGTACTTAAAAGAGTATCTAGGTATCTGGAAAAAACAAAACTCTGCACTTTCTAAACTTAAAAAGAATACCGGATATGAAGAAGTTTCTGCTAATCTGGGTGAACTAATTCGTGCTACTGATGACATCAGTAAAATGAAGGTAGAGGGATTTGCAGAACTTAGCAGACAGGTCAACCAGCTAGAAAGGGATATCAACACTACTATGGACAATGTAGAGTTCATAGATGAGGTTAGAGAACAGGAACAGAATAGAATGATGGAGTTGGAAGCAGCTCTTCAAAAATATCAAGATCAACTTAGATATCTATATGATCTACTTGAACCTGTTGCTGGAGATATTATTAGAGAACCAATTAGTAGCGGGGACATTAAGAGTCCAACTCCTACTGAAGTAAGGGCACAAACTGTTGAAGAAGTTTTTGCACAAGAAGAAGAAAAAACTATTATCTCTACATTCTCTCTTGCTGATATTGCTGATCTAGATCAAGCTCTTAGTGAAAAGGCTGGTAGACCACTTACAGTACAAGAACAAAAACTTGATTCTGTAAGAAGTACTATCCGAGAAGTTCTTAGAAATGCATCCTTTATAAAACTAACAGAGGATGGTAGCAAGTATGTAAATACCAAAACTGGTAAAGAATACATGCGAGTTACTAGTTATACTAAAGAAGATGAGATTAAAGATCCTAAGTCAGATACTGAATCCATGGAGGAATACAGAAAGAGACTAACAGATCTTGGTTACTCAGAAAAGGATGTTAATCAAAAAATGCTTCTTGCTTCATCACAGATTATTGGTACTGAAATTGATGAGTACATCAGAGACTTTTTCTCAGGTAAGCTCAAAGACTTAAATAAATATAAATTTGCCCCAGTTGAAGAAATAGAAAAACTTAAAGCCAGACTAGAGACTATTAAAGCCTCTCTTGATGCAAGAGGAGAAATAGTTTTAGCTAATAATGTTGTACTATACAATGATGAACTTGGTATTGCAGGTACTGTAGACTTATTAACATTTGATGTAAATGGTGATGTAAGGATCTATGATATCAAAACAATGAGAGGTAATCAGTTTGCTGAAACATATGCTGGTGAAAACATAGTTAAGTATGAGTCTAAGTCATTTGGTGGTAAATCTAAACGTCAACAGCATACAGAACAGTTGTCATTGTATAGAATTTTATTAAACAATACGCATGGTCTAAAGGCTAAGACTCTAGCTGTACTACCAATAGCATTAGACTATGATGCAGGGGGAAATAGTACAAGAACTATTGATGTACTATCTGGTGTAGAAATCACTCCGCAGGATGCTGTTGGTGCTACTGCAGTTCTTATTGAACAGCAATCTACTCCACAACAAGTACAAAATAGTCCGCAGGCTGTTACAGGAATTAAAGTTGCTACTGACATACAAGATGAATTAAGAAAACAATTAAACCTAATGGGTTATAGTAATTCTACAATTAATCTTTTACCTAAAGCAGAAATTGAGTATATTATAAAGAACGGCATTCCAAAAGAGCAATATGCTAACAGAGTTGTAACACAGACTATGACAGATAATAACGGTATGTTCTGGGCACTTCAAGGTGACCCAATTACCATTACATCTATCTCAAGTAAAGGTGTTGAAGTTAGCAAGATCAATGGGAAAAGCAGTATCTTTATTACTTTCAATCAATTAACTTCTCAAACACAAATGAGCACAGCAATTAAACCACAGGCACCAGTTGTAGAACAAACTGAAGATACAAAAGCAGTTTTAAAAGAAAGTTCTGATCTAGCACAAGAGGTTATTAAAACAGAAATAAATAATGTTGAAGATAGAATCAAAGATGCTAAGATTGAAGATCTAGAAAGTGATGTGTTTAATTCAAAAATTTGTTAATCAATGGCAATTACTTGTACCCTTGGTCGTGATAATATTATCAAACTCTTAGATGCTGTCTATAAAAAGATGCTCACTACTCCTGCCGGAGAAACTTTTGATGTAAACCAGTACATAAATTACATGTACAGTGGTTTTGAAAAAGCCCAGGGAAGAGATACAGCAATACAGTATATCCAACAGATACCTTATATCATAGGTAGTGTAGAAGCACAACTAGGTGGGGACTTAACACTAAACATGCCTATTGAGAAGCTCAGAGAAATTACAAGAGCTTTTAGAAATGCTGATACAGGTTTAGCTGCTATTGAAGAATATTTAGGTCTTGCACCACTTACTCCAGAACAACTAGCTGCAAAGGCTAACTATAAAGCAAACAATCCCGTAGGGACTACGTCAGATCCAATTGATCCAGATGCTGAGATTGATGAAGCTGAATTAAAGAGTAGAACAATTTTCTCTGGAACAGGTCAGGAATTTATAACTCTAGACCCAACAAAGAAAACAAAAACCACTGTAGAAAGACTTGACAGAGATAAAACAAGAATATACAATACAATCTCTAGAATACATAGAACTACTTTTCAGTTTGACACAACCTTAGGTAATCCTGTATATCAGGGACAGGAAATCACTCTTGTTCCAGTTGCACTTAACAAGATGCCAGATGCTCAGATGACAAAAGAAACATCTGATCTTCTAGTTAGAATGAACTCTATTAACAAACAGGGTACTGCTACTGGAAATGTAACTCTACCAAGTGAGGTGTTCATGCTTGTTGTTTCAGATAAACAAGGTAATCCACTCTACTTTGATGAAGATGGTAATATTACTACCAAAGAAAATGGCAAGTATGTTTATCAGACTCTTAGAGAAGTAAGACAAGATGGCTCAGGTAAGTACATAGTTACTAACATGTACGGTGCAGAGAACAAACTCATCTTACCGGGAGAAGAAGCTAGACTAAGAATGAAAGAACAGGGATACTCAACCCCTATTGAATTTAAAGAAAAAACTGGTAAAACTATACAAGAGTTTGCTAAAGAAATTGAAGCAGAACAACAAGCAGAGGCTAAACAGTTATATGATTTAAGACAGAAGTTAATCAAAGGTGAGAAGTTTATTCTTCCTATTACTGGGGCTAGTGAGGGTGTATCTAATACTACTATTAAGAATCTAACACTAAATCAGCTTGAATCATTCTATGCCCAAGAATCTAATGGTAAAACTCTTAGTGATTTAATTCTTGGTAACATACAGACTTTAGATGCACCGGCCTATGGTTTTGATGCAGGTACAACTGTAATCAAGCTTGGTAGTGGTGTTGGTAGAATATTAAAACTAGATAGATCTGATATCCAAGAAGACTTAGCTACAAAAATAGCTGAGGTACTAACTTCAGATCAACTAAGTCCAACACAGAAGTTTAACTTTTATACTCAGTTCTATGCAAAAGAAATAACTGACATTCCTAATTCAACTAGAAGACACCAGGTATACTTTGATAAAGACACTGGTGTATTAACATTTGAATACTATGAGTTCACAGGAAAACAAGTTGAACTGAGTAGCATAAAAGATAACCCATCCAAAACACTTGACTTAGAAAATGCAAACCTTGCAAAGAGCAACAAAGACCAGATCTTTGATATTCTCATGAAGGGCAAGACTTCTGCAAGTGGAAAGTACTATCCAGCCAAGTTTGACTATAATCAGAGTCTTATAAACTTAGGTACATACTCGGACTATGTAAATGGAGAGTTTGTAGAGAAAAACTACATAGACTTTTTAAGACAACAAGATGGTCAAATATTCTTGAGCAAAGAAGGTGTTCCACTGTTTAATGCATATATCAAGTTTAGTCCTCCAGCTGGTGTACTTTCTGAGATCACTAATGAGCAAGCTGAAGAAATAGATACCAGATCTGAAGTCCGTAAGTTTAAGGATAATATGGTTGAAGTAATTCTATTTGCTGAACCAAAAAGCATTACTGCAGAAGTAGTAGAAGTTAGAGAAACTCAAACTCAAGATGGAATACCAACCTATACACTAGATGTAAGAATAGATGGTCAAGAGGGAGTACATAAGTTCTATCTAAGTAGTAAGGCAAAAGTAGGTGATAGAATTTATCTTGAAGTCAAGGACGTAATTGATAATGGGTTCCTATTTAAAGATGTTGTAAAAGCATATACTGAAGTAGAGGGTAGAATCTATGATATGGGATCTCTTGCTGAAAGAGATTTTAAAGCTAATGAACCTAGAAGAGAACCTGTTCCTGTTCAAACTGTAACTGCAGAGAGAGCAGCTGAAGATGAAGCTGTGGAATCCGTAGAACCATTTAGTAAAACTGGAACAGAGGATCAGGCTAAAGCTGGTGATGTAAATATTACAAACCCACAAAACACTCCTCAACCTGAGGATTCAACAGATATTAGTGATCTAATTGATGGCTTTGAACTTGACAGATCAGCTAGCCTACCAAATGGAGTTACTGCAGCACAAATAGAAAATGCAATTAAGTGGTGGAAGAACTCTCCACTTGCTAAGTATATTAAACTGTTTCCTGCTGCTAATATTGTAAACTCTAATGTGTATGGTAAGTTTGTAGCATCTGGTGCAAAATTGATCACAGATATGAGCCTAGACCTTGATGGTAAAATGGGTGCTATCTTGATTAATCCTACTACTGGTGGTACAATGGTAGATACATATCATGAAGCATGGCATGTATTCTCTCAGTTATTCTTAACAAAAGCAGAGAAAACTGCATTATATAATGAAGTTAGGAAACTAAAACCTGAGTATGCTAAGCTTAGTGCACGACAGGTGGAAGAAATGTTAGCAGAGGACTTTAGATCTTATGCACTAAACCCTAAAGTAATTAAGGGACAACCAAAGAGAAACTCAATCTTTAGGAGAATACTTAACTTCCTTAAGAGCTTCTTTAAAACTAAACCTACTACAGCTGATTTAATTAGAGGAGAAGAACTTGCAACAGAAGGTGTTGCTGGTGAGTTATTCCAGAACTTATACTTTGCATCTAAGAATCCTAAGTTACTCAACAACTATACTCCACTAATCAGTAATGTAGCACTTGATGAGCTCAATCGTGGTATAGAACAAGTTAACAACAATCAAGAGGATGCTCTTGATGATGTAGACTCTGCTACTGTTATTGAGTCACTAGACTCTTTGCTGTCAACAGTTATTGATACTACTTATGAAAAGAAAGGAGCCTTAGATGCAGCAGTGTCTATTATCAGCAATGAGAATAACAAGAGCCAGTTCTTTGATTTTGCAAAAAAGAAGTTCTTAAAAGATATTGAAAACATACAAGGTCAACTTAATGTAAAACCTACTGTCTCATTCAACTCATTTGAAACTCTTCAGAACCTTGAAGACAATGCTATTGCTATCATTAGAAGTTCTGAGGGAGATGACAAGTATATCTTCTTAAAAGGTCAGGTAGAAGATTTCAGCAACCTTAATCTGGATACCAAGAGTGGTGAGAGAATAAAGGGTGAACTATATAAAGGTACTATTGAAATCATAGGTGACTACTATAGCCACAAGACTATTAAGTCTAAAGACAAGGATGCAGTTGATATTATTATTGTAAACTCAATAGAAGAAGCTCAAGCTCAGTTTGATGCTTATAAGGATGCTGAGGAAGACTCATTTACAGATATTGAACTCTTTCATGATAGAACTGTAGATGCTTTTGAAGTTGACTATGATCAGGCTGTGCTTCTAGACAATCTAAGAATCCTACAATCTGCAAGAGATAATTGGGAAAAAGTTATTGAGTACTTTAAAGAAAAGTCATCATTTAATATAATGACTAAAAAAGTAAGGATCCAAGAAACTGATCCAGAAAATGATACCCAAGATGAAGATGCTCAACTAGATGCAACTAAAGCTCAGAACTTTGATAAAGGTGCTGATGTAAATCTACTAGAGATTGCAGATAAAGAAGTAGTTTATATTCTCAAAAGTTTATTTGCAGTTACAAGAGACTCTAAAGGAAAACCAGTATATGAGTACAATAAGCTTGGATACAAGAAACTTGCAAATTATAAGAAGGTTTGGAATGCTGTTGTAAGAGCAACAAATAGTACTAAGGATCCTAGACAGATGTTCAAGAACATTCAAGAAGCTGCTCGTACATATCCTGAACTAGAACAACTTATTAAGTATAGACTTCCAAACCCACAATCAATTCGTGCAGAAGGTACAGTAGGTAATCCGATGAGATCATTTGGTATTGTTACATCTTTCTGGTCAGTATTTAGTTTACCACGTGTACCATACATGCAGCTTACTGTATTTAGAAATCAGTATGAAACATTTGATAGTAAAGGGAATACAATAGTAACTAACTCTGAAACAACTGGAGTAGAAGTAACTAATGCATCAACTGATATTGGTAATACTATCCGTAAGTTTGAGGCAAGTTTTGCAGCAAGACTAGATAGTGCATTTACTAGAAGAGATTCTGATAACAATACCACTTTAAAACTAGATGCTATTGTCCAACAGTTCTCAGATAAATCTGGTGAGTTCAAATCAGGTAGTGAGTTCTTGTTCTTAAATGCTATGGGCTTCAATCTTGATGACCTTGGTAAGATTAAAGAAGAACTATCTGATCCAAATAATAGAAAGTATTTTGGTGTCAACTACATATTTGATACTATTAGAGATCTAAACAATGCTCAGAAAGCTGGATCAATGACAGATGGAGCAAGAAGAGTTCTCAATAACTTCATGAGAAATCCAATTAGCACTCTTAGAGCTGGTATAGATCCTGGAGTAATAGGTTTAAAAAACAGCTTTGTATTTGAAAAGGGTTCCAAACAAAGCACTCAGATTGATAGAATTGTAAACCTACAGAACAAACTGGGTTCTACAGCATCTACATTCTCAGTACAGAATCCTGAGAAGAATAGAGTTAATGAGCATGTCAATGATAGTTCACTGACTGTTATTACAGACAGTATAAACACTGCACTACAAAGAACTGACATGTACAAGTTTGGATCAACTGCAAGACATCTTGATCCCAGTATGAATCCATTTGCAGAGTCATCACTTGCAATTAGATCAATGTTCTTACCAGAAGGGTCTCAAAGACCTGGTAGATCTATTTCAGTTGAAATGATCTCCGGTACCCAAACAGTTAATAGTATCATTGACCCATATGGTAATATCAGAGATGGTGCTGTTACAGGTTCAAACACTACTTCTCTAGATAAGAGAGGTAAGTTTATCCAAGATATGCACACTTTCTTAAAGACCGGTAGAATAGAATTAATGCGTCCGGGATCTAAGAGTTCATCTTTTGGTTGGAGAATAGATGGTGGTATTGCTACTAATGCTATAGGTAAAATAGATCAGCACTTATATGTTGATATTAACTCACTGCAGCCAAATACAGCTGGTGAAGCTGATATTATAGAAGGTATCATGATCCCGTATCTATCTTCTGAGCTCAAGAGAATTAATATCTACAATGAAAGTTCTGAGGCTAAGAACTATGTTGGTTACAATAGAGAGTTTAAGAATGGTAAGACCTTTGGTCAATCATTTAACTACTTTGATGGTATACTAACTGAAGACACTCAAAATGAAATTCTAGAAAAAGTTAAGAGTCCTGGTACTAGATTACAAGACTATCTTAAAACAGATCCGGAATTAGCAAAGAAGATAAAGGCTGAGATCAAAGGTTACTTTACCAATAAAACAAATGAGCTTTATAACTACTTAAAGCAAGCTCCATTTATTGATAAGACCCTCATGGACAGACTTAAGTTAAACAACTTAACTACTGAACAGAAAGAGAAAACATTAGTAAAAGCTTTCATGTACAACTACTGGATTCACAATATGGAAACCAGTATTCTATTCTTAGGTGATATTGCACAGTATGACCACAAGAAACAAGAACTACACAAAAGAATCTCAGGTCTCATATCAAATGGACCTAGACTCCGAACAGATGTAGATGCACAAAGATTTAGTGAATACCTTGGTGAATCTTCATATGCAGCAAGTGAAAACATTACTCCTATTATGTATAAGGGTTATGCTAACACTGTAATCATGCAGGAAGTACAAAGAGATAGTATATATCTTGATCCAATCCGTAAGGGTCTTACTGCTGATTATGAAAGAAGATACAAGACAAGAAACATTCCTAATAAAGAAGCTCTAATCAAAGAGCGTGTACAGAAAGAAGTAGATAAATATACTAAGGGTGAGATTAAAGAAGCAGATGGTCAGGGGTACATTACCTTTGATGCATATAGGCTCTACAAAAAACTACAGAACAAGTGGTCAGATGCTCAAGAGAATTTGTTTCAAAGAATTGTAAGAAGAGAGGACATAAAAGCATCTGAGATTATTGAGATGTTCCCTGTGTATAAATTACAGAACTTTGGTTTTGTTGAAGACACTGTACTTCCTGTAACTGCAATGCACAAGTTTGCACTTATGCCAATTATCCCAGGTGTATTTGGTCCACAAATGGATTCGCTACACAGACAGATGATGGAAAAGGGTGTGCACTATGCTACATTTGAATCCGGTTCTAAAGTGGGTCACGTAGCACCTAGTGGTAGTAAAGCTGATATAGTATTTGAAGATGCTGCTCAAACTATTCTCAAAGAGGATATTAAGTTTACTATAAACACAATACATGCCGGATTCTTAAAAGAAGCTGCTTCTGTAAACAGTAAGTACAAAGGTGAAACAGTATTCTCTACACAGTTAAGAGCTCTAATTACTAGTGGTCTATATCAACAAGGTGACTTGATCAATAAGAACTATGCACCAATTGTAAATGAGTATAAAGACACTGTAGACTTTTACACTGAACTACTCAAATATGAACTGGAAAATGAGATTGAGTACAACAAGGACGGTGATCGTTTAGTAGGCAAACCTGATAAGTTCTTAAAATTAATCAGAGAGAACTTAGAAAGAAAAGACTATCCTGAGCACTTACTAAGACAACTTCAAACAAACAGTGATGGAACACTTAAGGGTGACCTATCATACTTCATAGATAGAAAGACTATTGAAAAGACAGTATTATCTATTGTAGAAAAGAGATTTGTAAGACAGTATGTTAAAGGTGAGCCACTTGTACAAATAGCCAGCACATTTAGCAATGGCTTGGTAACAGGTGGACCAAGATTTGAAAAACCAACTGATGCAGAAAGGAAAAAGTTTTTAGGAACTAATAATCTTCCGTTCTATCACCCAGGTGAAAATGGTAAGACCAATGCAATGAAAGTTGCTATTGCACTGCAGGGTGACTTTGCAAACTTACTTAATCTAAAACATATTGATGGTAAGCCTATTGAGACTAGACAAAGACTCAATGAGATGATCAAGAATGAAAAGTGGTTGGATACTGAAGATAACAGAAAAAAGATTACTCTTACTGCTGTACGTATTCCTGTACAGGGTCTCAACTCTATGGAGTTCATGGAAGTACATGAGTTCTTAGATCCAGCAGCAAGTAACCTAATCATGCTGCCAACAGAGATTGTTGCTAAGTCTGGTGGTGACTTTGACGTTGATAAACTTACTACATTCTTCCCTAACATTGATAAGAATGGTAATCTATATAAAGCTCCTGCTAGTAATAAAGACTTCATGGCAGAAGCAAATAAGATCAAGGACAAGAAAGCTAGAAAGAACTTTATTAAGCAACAAAAACTTGCTACACAAAATCAATTTATTGATAGTATTAGATCTATCCTTGAGCTACCTGAAAACTATGCTCCATTAGTTAGACCTAATGATACCTATATACTAAAAGATCTTGCTGATAAACTGCAGGATGATGTTAGTACTTATGATAAGTTCACCAAACAGAATGGTGAGATTAACATGAAGGGTAACAAAAAGATACTTAGCCCTACTACTACATTAGAGCCACTATACAACTTAGCTAAACATGAGGAAAATTTAGTTGGTAAAGCAGTACTTGGTATTGCTGCTATTGAAAACAAACTAAGCCCAATGTTTGATGCTGCCGGTGGTAAAATGCCACTGACATATAAAGCAACTAAATATGTAAATGGTAGATATGTTGTAGACACTAAGAACCCGGCTGATTATGATATGAGACTCAACGTCCGTCATAATAAAATTGGGGACCATATTTCTATATCAGATACTGATACTGCTGATGGTATTGATAGAATTGCTGATGTATTTTCTCAGGGTATGAATGGTTGGGTAGATGTAGAGAAAGATGAGTGGATCTTCTACATTCAGGGTAATTATGAAATTGCCCCAACATTCTTGTACTTAATTAAAGCTGGTGTACCTGTAAAAGATGCAGCATACTTTGTATCACAACCAATGATCCGTGAGTATGCTGAACAGCAAAGGCTTATTGGTGGTGACTATGGTTCAATCCTTGGTATAGCACCAAGTGCATCACAGTTTACTAGATTCCAATCCGCTAGAGATGTAGTAAATAAGTATACTGCAAAGTATTTATATGCTATCATGGATGGTGTAAGACCTGACACAGAATTCAGTGTTGAGTTCAGACCAGTAGAAAATTATACTGAGAAGCCAAAACCAATTATGACTAATGTCAATAAGAGACAGTTAGCCATAGAAATCCAGAGAGGGAACATTAACCCTCTTGAAATAATGAGAGTGTATCAGACAAGGGGTCCAAAAAAAGTTGATATATACTTTGCTCCTGATTTAAGAAACCAATTATACTATGAGGCAACTGGATTTGCTCTAAGTAAGGCTGAAAGAGTAGACGGTAACTTCTCTGTAGATATGATGCAGAACATCATTGAAAGTAAGAAGAATGTAAATGATCTTAGTAATCCAGAGATTATATCTGAGATGGCTATGTTCTTACACTTCTATGAGATCCAAAAGCAACTTATGGGTCTATCTGCAATGAAGAGATTGTTGAAACCGGATACAAAGACTTTTAATAACTTCCAACAAGTATACCTAGAAGAAGTTAATAGAGATCTACTAGATGAAGATAGTAAGATTGACCAAGAGTCTAGAAGAAGATTATTTAGTCAGAGTATTGTAAGCTCACTCTTTGATAAGACTATTATCACTGATGTTGCTGCTCCAATGATGGACCTAGTCAACAATGAAATTACTAATAAAGCTATCAGAGAGATCATTGCAACAAGAGACCTTTCATCCTTTGGTACCGGTACAGATGGTGTTGTAGCCTTTATAGATGCTTATAAAGATGCTATAGTAACTTTTATATATCAGAACTATCTATCAAATTCTGTAGATGCAAAAGGTAATCTTATTTCTGTACCAGAAGAATACCGTAAGTTAAAGATTACTAACTCCAAAGCACTAAACAATGATGTTGTCTATACAAATGAAGGCATCACTATCAATCTTAATAATATTAAGAGAGACTACAAGGAAAAAGTTTATCTAGCTAACTCAGAGGCTGGTACAGCTTATAAAAACAGAGATGGTCTAAAACCATTTAACTCTAGTGAGGATCCGTTTACTACAGAAGAGCAATACATTAGATACGTTCTAGAAAGAGCATACCAAGAGACCCAGGGTCTAAAAGACCTACAACTGAATCAGGTATCTCTAATGAACGTATACAATCCAAATGCTCTTACTAAAAACTCTGAGTACTCTTATACTAAGATGATACTTGATCTTGTTGATGAGTTCCCGGGTTTAAGATCTGAGTATCCTGTACTTGAACAACTTTCAGCTAGAGTTTCTAGAGATAGTTATCTCCTAACTCTAAATGACAGAGATGTGGCAGATGGTAGTACTAAGAGTCAATATGCTGCTAATATTAGAGCACTTGGTAACCCAAGAATTCAAAAGGTTAAGGGTGATGCAAATGCTAGAATCAGTGCCATATTTGGTCTCCTTCCAAAGATAGCTGTATACCAACATGGTAATGGAATTACTCCGTTTGGATTAGAACAAGTAGTACCGCAAGAAACAGTTATTACAGCTACCAAGAATGCCGGAGATTTATTTAAAGTAAACTACTGGAACCAGAAGACTCTTAATCTAATATTTGATAAACTAGTATCTTCTGAGAACAACCGTAAGTTATTTAAGAACTTCTTGGTTACTCCTGTACAGATTGGTAATCCTGCTAATGTAACAATTCCTGTTGAGCCATCATTTGATCCTGAGGAAACAGCTGTTGCTGCTAAACTCCCTACATCTACCCAAGAACAACCTGGTGTCAAACAGGGTGTAGAAGAATTATTTAGACTAAGACCTGAACTAGCTGCAATTGGTACTCCACAACAATATACTGAGTACATTAACACAATCTTTCCAGGCAGTGCTGTAAAAGACATTCTATATCATGGAACATATGAGTTCTTTGAAGAATTTATTAAAGATAAGAGGGGGTCTAATACAGGTAGTGGTACAATGACGGACAAGAAGAGAGGTGAAACTTTTAATACTGATTCAGAGAATGCTTTTTTCTTTACAGATAATATTGATACTGCTCTTAACTACTCATTTCTTGGAAGATATAATTATGTAGAGGGTATTCGTGGGGCACTAAATAGAATTGTATTAAAATCAAGTGATGCTCAAGAAGCTGTAAACTTTTTAAAAACAATTCCATTCTTTGATAATCTAATCAAAAAAGCAAAAGCTGATGGTAAGACCAATGCAGAAATACTTGACATTCTCAGAGATGTTAATAAGAACATCTATAGAAGAATAGATACTATGGATGTACCGGGGTTTGTTAACTCAGCAGTAAATGCTAAACAATCAATTGAACAATTTACAGTTTTCTTAGAAAATGTAGATAAGTTTAAGAGCAATGACCCAACAATCAAAACTAGATTTGGTGATTTTAACTCTACTAATGCAAGTAATTCTAGTGGTAAGTACAATATATACTATGAAAAGGATAGAGGATATTTATTTGTCCAATCAGGAAATGCTAAACAAAACACTCCTACCAAACGTGCCCTTTCTAGTGAACTGTCTGTAGAAGAAATAACTGAGTTTTTTAAGTCTGCAATTGAAGCTGATAAAAAAGTACTAGCTAATAGAGCTGAAGAAATAAAGAAGAAGGGATACATAGAGAACTATATGCCAGTTCTTGTTGATATTAAAAATCCCCTTGTTCATGATTATGAGAACTCCCCATTCCCTGATACATATAAAGATACTAAATATCCTACCCAATATATAGCAGCAAGACAAGTTGCAACGGCTATAAAAGAGGGTAATGATGCTGTAGTATATCAGAATATGAGGGATCCAATTTTGGCTACATCATATGGAATCTTTGAACCAGAACAAATTCACATTCTTGGTAGTACAAAAGACTTAAAACAATTTGGTGATTTTATTAATGGTAAATCTACCACAGAACCTGTAGTCAAGGAACTACCGTCAATTCCAATGATGCAAGAAAGCATTGATGGAATTATAAATGGTACAAAAGTTATTACAGGCCGCACTGCTAAACTTGAGAATGGTAACTACATTATGCCAAATGGTGGTATAGTAAAAGTAACATATCTCGGTGAAGCAACAGTAGAACCTAAAACAGGTACAGTAACAATTACTAATAGTGAAACCGGTATGGTAGTAACTAGAACTCTAGATCAGTTTGCTAAGGCCGAGGGGTACAAAGATGCTGCTGACTTTAAAAAGAGGTCTATTCTATCGGCATCACTAATTAGTGGTAAGAGATCTAGGTTTATCTACCAGATAGAACCAGTAAATAACGTTACGGCTGTAAGAGAAGCTGCCCCAAGTGCACCCGTAACAGGACAACTTTCACCTGAGACCAACCCAGAAATAACTGAGTTCAATACATACCTAGCAGAAAATAATAATGTTTTCCCTAAGGAGTTCAATGCATCTAATGGTAGAAGATACTTACTAAATGATAACAATCTATATGATCTTGTAAGTCCTGACGGAAAAACTATGTATCTTAGAAACATTAATCTTAAGACAGGTCAAGTTGAAAGTGTTCTAGAACCTACTGTACAAGTTACAAGAGAAAGAAAAATACAAGCTATCAAAGACATAAATGATATGATTGTATTTATGAGCCTTGATCTCAAGATGGCAGAAGATGGCTACAATGTTTACCAGATGATGGAAGATATCAGTAATGCTACTAGTATGACTGAGATTGAAAGGATTGAAGAAATAATTAGAAAATATACTTGTTAAGATGTCAATTAAAAAGTGCATAAATAAAAACAGCCAGGAATGGAAAGACCTTGTGGCTAAACACAATGGTAATGAAGTACTAGCTGAACAAGAATGGTATAGAGAGGGTTTTGGTGACCGTGATGATCTCAACTATTATCCGGAGGCAGAAGAAGAAGATAAAGTTACTGAAGCTGACAAGGCTACAACACCTATTGAAGATCTAGTAAATGATGTAATTCTAAACTTAGAAGCTAAGCTTGCTGTACTACAGAGAAAAAAAGTTCAGAACTATGAGAGAACTAAGAATGAAATCAAGAGACTACTAGAACAGATCCGTGATGTACAAGGTGTACAGTCTATTATGCTCTTTGTGGATGACGTTTATGATAAAGCTGAGATTGCAGAGAAACAGTTCAGATCATTTGTAAAGTCTATCAATCAGCAGTCAGGTAAGGCTGCAATAGATCAGCTCATCGCATTTTATGACTTTGCCAACAGATACGAACTACTTGATGAGATATCTAAAGAAGATGTATTTGAGCATTTTACTAGTGATCTATCTCCGGAGGAACAAGAAGCTGCAGGAATTAAATCTCCACAACAGAAACTCACTTATGCTATTAGTGTAAGAAACCAAATTAAGCAACAGGTATCTCAATATGGTATACCATTAATTGCTGACTGGTTAATGACATACAAGTCTGAAGCCAGAGAGGGTCTTGATGTAGAAGTAAAATCTCTTGAAGATGACATTGCAAGAGTAGAAGCTAATACTAGGATATCTGATGAAGTAAGAGAGAAAGAACTAACTAAACTACGAGATAGACTCAGTAAGGTGAAGGGTTTTAATCTAACTAAGGAGAGTCTAGTAAGATATCTACGTGAGCTATCCGGAGACATGTCAGGCTTTGAATACTTAACAGGAGCAATGATTAGTGCAGCAGACCCAGTTCTATCAATTTTTGCAAAAGCTGTAAAGACAGAAATGGATAATGCCAGAATCAAGAACATACAACTTGAACAAGAAGCTGCTAAAGTATTTGAAGAATATGTAAGTGCCGTAGGTGGTAACAGAGATAATCCTGCTGAACTCAATAAGGGCTTGTATGAGACAATCAGAATACCAAAAAGAGATGCCGTTGGAAGAGTAATAAGAATAGCTGGTCAGATTCAGTATGAAGATAGAGTATCCTATGTACAGAAATATGATATGTCTAAGTTCTTTGCTGAGAGACAGAATTTACCACAAGCATTTGTACTATCTGATAATCCATCTCCACCCGAACTTGATGCATATAGAATAAGACAAGCAGCTAGAAGAGATTGGTTTAGAGAGAATACTCAGCCAAAGTCAGCTAGTGAAATTCAACAGATCCTTAATAGTAAGCAGAGAGAACTTAATGCTAGAATTATTACACAAGAAGAGTATGATAAGTGGTACTCAAGTGTAGCATATACAGATCCAGCTACAGGCCAACTAGTCTATATGGGTGAGTTAACGGAACCAAGTAATAAGTTCCTAAACAAAGCTTGGTTAGAATTATATGATGAGAATGGTAAGCCTAAAAACGCTAAAGGAAAATATCACAAGTGGTTAACAGATACTTACCTATCATATCAAGAGGGTCTACCAGAAGCACAACAACCAGGATATCTTTTACCAGCAATCTACAAGACTAATGGTGAGAGAATGATGGATGATCCAAGAAGGGGAATTAAAACACGTCTTCAAGAACAGTTTACCTTTATGGAGGGTGATACTCAGTTTGGTCCAGCAACTATTGCCGGTACCAAAGAGAAGTTCATTCCTGTATACTATACCTGGAGTATTAAACCGGAAGATGTTAGTCTTAACTTAATGAGATCAACTCTAATGTTTGCTGGTATGTCCAACAACTTCAAAGCACTAAATGATATCCACTCTGAAGTTGTACTATACAAGAAGATAGTAGGTGAACGTGATGTGGCTGAAACCAATGTAAAGGGAGAGCCATTATTAAATCCTCTTGCTAAAAAACTTGGTATAGAAAGATATATTACTAAGGAGGGAGAATCTTATTCAGCTAAGAGAGTAAATGACTTTATAGACATGATTGTCTATGGTGAAATGGATACTAGACAAAGTGTGCTAGGTCTATCAGCAAATAAACTTACAGGAAGTCTAATTGGTTTTGCAGCTTTAACAAGTATTGCAGCTGATATAATGAAGGGTGTTGCCAATAATATACAAGGTAATATCCAGGTACTAATTGAAGCAGCATCCTCAGAGTTCTTTAGTGTAAAGAACCTTATGCGGGGTAAATCATACTACATGAAATCTATACCAGGTTTTCTAGGAGACTTTGGTAAGTTCACTGCAGATAGTCTTGGTGGTAAATTATTTGATCTATACGATCCCATGCAGGGTGAGTATATGGATAACTTTGGTAGACTAGTAACTGCTTCAGTAGCCAATAAACTATTTAGAGTAGACACATTGTTCTTTAACCAGCACTTTGGTGAACATGAGATACAAGTATCAAACTTGTTTGCACTCCTTGATGCTACTATGGTAATAGACAATGAATCTAATCAGGAGATGTCATTACTAGATGCCTATGAAAAATATGGTGTAGATGAGGTTTATAATAAAACAGACTTTACTGAGCAGAAAAGACAAAATGTAATGAATAGACTACATGCTCTTAATAAGAGAATGCATGGTATCTATAATGATTTTGATAAAGCTACAGCTCAAAGGTACAGTTTGGGTAAACTTGCTTTCATGTATAGAAAGTACTTAGTACCAGCTTACAAAAGAAGGTTCAAGAATCTAGGTTTTGATGAAGAACTTGGTGCACAAACAGAGGGTTACTATAAAACTTTTTGGAATCTCTATCTTAAGAACCTAGTAACTCTAAAGACTAGTCTTATAAAGAACTGGGCAGACATGTCCCCGTTTGAAAAAGCTCAGACTAAAAGAGTAATTGCGGAAGCCACAATTATCCTAGCACTTACAGGAATAGTTATGGCACTAAAAGGTATGATAGATGATGATGATGATGAACTTAAGAAAAACTGGGGCTACAACTTCATGTTGTATCAAGCAATCAGAATGAGGAGTGAGACTACACAGTACTTACCTATTCTAGGTATACGTGATGCGTATAGAACTGTAAAGTCCCCATCTGCAGCAACATCTACTATTGACAGAGCTATCAAGTTTACAGATCAATTTTTGGTTCAATCTTGGGATCCTGAAAAAGCAGTGTACCAAAGAAGAACTGGTATATGGGAAAAGGGTGATAACAAATCCTGGGCATATTTCTTGAAACTGATGGGTATTACAGGATATACTCTAAGTCCTGAAGAAGCTGTCAAAGCCTTTGAAGGTACTCTATCTAAATAAAAAGGGAGCTATTGCTCCCCTTTCTTATTTGTAGTAGTTGTTGCTTCTTGAAATAGTTGATGGTTTTCTTCAAACCAATCTCTTGCGTCTGATTTAGTCTGCATAGGTAAACAACCACATGTCATACTCTCAGCACCGGCTAAGTAAGCTTCAATAAGGAGTTTCTTTAGTTGTTGTGGGCTCATCTTCTATTAAGTTTGTAATTCTACGTCTACCTTTCTCACCAATGGGAATAGGATTTCCCTCTTCATCAATGTGCACAAAAGTAATATTTGTTTTTAGTACTAAAGTCTGGGCTCCGGTATAAACATTATGTGCTCTTGCCTCCATATAAAGTGACACAGATGTATTACCAACCCTATGAGGTTTACCATATATTTTAAGTAATTGACTCTCTCTTGCAGGTTTTTCAAAGTTACACTTATCAATACTTACTGTTACCATTCTTGGAGTGTCACATAACTGCATTGCATAACCAGCGGCAGCTGCATCAATCCATGCAAGAAGTTTACCACCAAAAAGATTACCATGAAAACCTAAATCAGATTTTTTAATTGGATGTGAATTCAGAAATGTCATGATTCATTAAAAAAGAAAATTTGAAACAGTCTTCCTGTTTCTCTACTATGTCCAAAATAATCATTACCGGAATGTATAAGACCACCATCAAAGATTACTAGTCTATTGAATACATTCCCTACTGTGTCTTGTCTTTCAAATGGGGTAGGATCTAGAAATGTATCTTTAGAAAATACATTACCATTCTCACCTGCTGACCAATCAATTTGATCATTATGAAAGACTTTAGACTGCTTGTGTCTATAAAAGCTTGTACCACTTTGTGGTGGAGCATCTGGAGTTAAGAATAAAACTGCAGCCCATTTTTGAGCATCACAGTGAAACACCTGAGGAACACCACCTATACAAGATTGAAATCTACCATTAATACCAGTGTCATACCAACCATAACCATCATCAGTGTGATCTGCAATTTCAATTTGCATTATCTCTTCAAACTTTTCTTTAATCCCATCAAATAAAAACTGCATACGAGTTCTTTCACCTACAGCTCCTTCTCCTGGAAAGTATGTTTGCATTAATGCATATTCTCTAACTGCTGTAGGATCTTCATAAAAGTTGTCTACTACAAAGAATCTCTTGTTTGATTGTTGGTTAATTTTAAACATGGTTACTTGATTTCTATAAATTTACTAAGATCTGGTCTAAAATAACCAGGACCCTTTAATATCTTACCATCTTCACGGAGAACAGGCTTGCCATCATCTCCCAACTTGCTCATATTGCTGGCTTGTATTTCATTAAATACATCTTCTATGATATGCTGCATACCATGTCTAAGGATAGTCCCGCAAAGAATGTATAGTTGATCCCCCAATGCATCAGCTATTTCTACTAATGAGTTATTAAAACAAGCTTCTAAGTATTCATCATTCTCTTCCTGCATAAGAGAGTGTCTGAGATTGAACCCATGCTCATCTAAGGGTCTTGGATATTTACCATTTTCTTGCCCAAAGGCACTATGAAATGTTTCTACTGCTTTTAATTGTTCTTTCATATGTCAAAGTTAAAAAAAAAGGGGATGACTAAAAAGTCACCCCCCTCTCTTTTGTGTATTATTGTTTCCCTTTCAGGATCTTAGAAGAATGAGTTACCATCATCATCTTCCTCATCTGAGAAATCAAATGCAAAATCATCTTCAGTTTCTTTTTGTTGTGTTTCAAACACTAAATGATCTTCTGGAGTTGGTTCTAAAGATGGAACCTCTTCTATTGTTTCATCAGGAGCATCCATAAACTTATCTGCTTCTAAATCATGAGCTGCACATGGGCTGATTATAACAGACATTTTAGTCTCTCTATTGAGGTCAATAGAATCTATAACTATTGGTGCTTCAAAAGTATTACCCATAGGATCAGTATAACTTACTGCTTCATCACATACCTTGTTTTCCTGTTCTTCCTTGACTTCTTCTACTTCTTCTACGTTAGCTTCTGTTTCTGCAATTTGGACTAAAAGATTGGTCTGATTTTCAGGCTGACCATAGTTAGTTAATAACGGATCCATAACTCTCTCTTCTTCTTCATGTTCAGTCTCTACTTCAACGGGAACCGGCTTAGCAAAATTGTTTACACTAGAGATAAAGTAGTGAAGAACTCTTTGGTCTTCCATCCAAGTTTTTGGATGTGAAGTTTGTAGTGCACCAGTTACATAGTTATAAAAGGCCCATAAGCTGCTAGTGTCTTCAAACACGTGTGTAGGTTTCATCATCTCTGATCTTACAATGTTTGCTTGTTCAGTAGTTAAGATCTGATACTCTGCAAACAGAATACCAAGAAGTTGAGCTTGTTTTCTCTTATTCATCTTGATCTCCTTCATTGCATCTTTATCAGACTTAAGCTGATCATAGTACATTTGAGCATCTTTAATCTGACCCTTGATTGTTTCTACAGTCTCTTCATCTGCGGTACCAGTATGCTTTCTAGCCCAGCTACCCATATCCCCGTGTACCATGAATGTACCCGCTTGGTTTACATATGCACCAACTCCACATTTAAATCTCACTTGTTTGTTGTAACTATTAGTCCAAGCAAACATCATAGATAATTCTGGGTCAGATTGATATTGTAACACATGAATCCCATGTGCAATCTGGCCATCTGCAGTTGCTCTAAATGTTTCAGAAACAACTCCAAAGCCTGCTACTGCAAGCTCTGTATATACATAATCAATTACAGACTGGTGACTAATTACAGTATAACTGTCACCATGTGTTGGTAAATCAACAGCAACTAACTGTGCTTTACTCCACTCACTAATCTTCTTTGGCATTTTAAAATAATTTAAGTTGTGTAATAATTGGTTCAAGGTTCCTTATCTCCTTGTAAATATTCTCTAGGTAGTAATCATAATTGATGTCATACTCACTGAATTCTTTTTCAGTATAGTTAATAAGAGTAGTCTGCATCCATTTCCCAGCCTCAACCTGGATTTCTCTTCCGTCAGTATTATTCTTTTTAATAATTTTTGACCCGGATTTAGATACAAAATATCTTATTGTATGCTGTAAAGGTTTAACCTCATACTCACCATTAACAATATGGTGTTCATAAAAACTCCAGTCTCCTTTGATCTTAACACCACCACAATAGTCAAATATGTTCTGGTTCTGAGCCAGAAAATCTTCAGGCTTGATACCATCTACAAAATATGCATGTATTGCTTTAGGTATAATAAGAAAACTCTTATTTTTATGTAGGGCCAGGTTATCATATTCAAACCTACCCTTGCACTTAGATTTACCATCTTCAGTGATGGCAATATAATTATTCACGTCCCCAAGAATAATCTTACTATAAGTATCATGCTCTAATTGAAGCTGTGTAATGTCTTCCCATCTCTTACAGATATCCATATACTTATCTACATACTCTCTTGGTATCAATGTCTCAAGACCATCTGTATTTTGCATTAGGGGTACTGCATTGGGAATCTCCTCACAAATCATCTCATACAACATGCTCAGACTAAGCTGACCATTAATAGTAATCCTCATAGTAAACTCAGGATCATACAGGAAACTATTCTCATCATTACTCAGACCATAGGTTGAGTTTAGAATAATCTTGTATACATAATTCTTAGGGTCTTTCTTAGGAATCTTCTTCCTCTCTTCAAAGAACCACTCATACAGATCACAGAAATCATCTTGTTCTAGATGGGCTGGTGCCCACTTGTTCCTAATAGCTAAGTTAGGATAGAAACTAGTAACGTCAGACGTCATTATTACCATATCCTCATTAGACTCATAGACCTTTGTAGACCTAGCACCATGAATACCACCTAGACCATAATCCGTCTTGACACCTTTGTACTGTACAGAATATTTAAACCCACCCTTGGTTTCTCCTGGATAGATAACTACCTCCTGAAACTTCTTTAGTAAGTTCTGAAATGTAGCTGTCTTGAATTCAATGTAGGGTAGAATAATATTCTTTACTGTAATCCGGGCTCTATGTGTGCGCATCTGTTTAAGATCCCACTTCTTTATACCAGTCTTTTGACTTAAGAACAATAAGAATAGTTCCTTAGAAATTCTTGGCTCAGATGCAGAATACAAATCAATACCATACTCTTCTGTTAGTGTTCTTCTTAACTCAATCTGACTCTTACTTAGATTCATGATCTGTTTAGTAGACTTCACATCATTAATACAATATCTGATGATTTCCGGTATCTGTTCCTCTACAATGTGCTCAGTATGACGGATGGGCATATCAATAATATTAGTCCAATCCATTGTATACTGAATCCATTTAAGAGAACTCCTCTTAGCATTATTATCCCAGTGGTTTAGTTTGAACACATCAAGCTGTCTAATACTAAGATCCCGTGGAGAGTACTCTAAGAACTCTCCATTGTTCTGTTTGTAGATAACATCCTGTGCTTTACCATAAATAAACTTGGCAATCTTTTCAGGACTCTGTTCAATTAACCACTCCTTATTTCTAATAATACTTTCTGTGATCTGACTGTCAAACCCGAGACCATTGAAACTAACATGCCACTCTTCATAATAGATATTTCTATCAAGGAACTCTACTAGTTCCCTGATGTCATTTCTACTTTCATGAACCACAAATATTTCTTGATCTTCTGATTTGATACCCTCAAATACACCTATGAAACAATTACTAAGAGTTTCATAATCCATTACCCAATGTTGTCTCATAATATATATGTTCAGTTAAGCTGTTCCCCCTTTTGTGCATAAAAAAAGGCAGCTATTGCTACCTTTCCTTTGCTGTTTCTCTCTAAATGCTATGCATTTATAAAGCTAAGATAATCAAAATCTGCATTAACTGCAATTAGATTAATAAAACTTTTAATAGATTCTACATCAGCAATGTAATACTCTTGAAATACTTCAAGTTTATGTCTTTCTTGTTTTACTCCCTTTGTTCCTGAAAGAGGTTGACCATACTCATCAAGCTTAGGAAGCATCTGTAATGTATTTCTCTTTGTTTTAGAGATTACTACAAACACTTTGCTTTCTGGGTCAAAGATACATTCTACATAAGGACAATCTGCCGTCATTGGCACTGTTCTAAAGCTTGGTTTGCCATTCCATTCTGAGGCAACAAGCATCATATTTTTTTCCATGTTGGTTATTTTTATACAAATTAATCTAGAATTTCTATGTTTTCCAAATCTGCAACAATAAAAATTAATCTTTCTTTGTCTAGATCTGGTTTACTGCACAGCTCTCCTACTCTTTCTAACTCACTTTTATCTACATCTAATAGCTCTGCATATCTTTCAAACCATAGTTCCGGATTAAGATAACTGTAGATATAAATATAGTTGCCACTATACTTCTCAAAGAAGTTTATAACTTTATCTCTAGACTCCTTTGATAGTTTACTATACTTACCATCTAGAAACTTCTGCCAATCATCTTGTTTATCAGAGAAGTCAAATACAAAGATACTCTTCTCTTTGTCTCCCTTAATGTATTCAAACAGCCTGTTATGTTTCATCAGCACCTGCTTTTCAAAATCCTGATACTCCTTATCAGTTCTGTGATGATATACACAAACAAGCTTCATATCCTCAGGGGTATATTTGTCATCCCATGCCACATATGTGTCTTCCGGCACAACACTTGTACCCCTTTTAATGTCTAAGAGCGGATATAAAAATATCTTAGACTTCTGAAAGTATTTCCTATAGATTGAATTAATTACCATAATTACAGTGTTACATTACCTAAAGCTAGTTCATATGGTAGTCTATATTCCTTGTTCTCATAGTGATATCTTAGTTTATCCTCTATGTCTTCAAAGTCAGCTAACCACATTTCTAATGTTTCTTTGCTTACCTGGTAAGGATACACTTGGTTATACTTATCAATTACTATGAATGTAATTACTATATTCCATTCAACAGCATCTGGAAGTGGCTTAATAAAATTCTCCCAGGCAAGCTTGTGATAAATGGCAGCCTGAATCCAATATTTATAATAGCTTACAGACTCTGGGAAAGATGCAATATCTTTACCTGTGGTCTTCAAGTCATTGATAAATAAGGTCTTGGTATCATAATCCATTACCACATTATCTAAGATACCCTTATAGCCAAATGGTAAGTGCTCCTGATTAACACTAATCATATGCTCACTAAATGTTTTTATGTGAACATCATTAGGAGTTTTATCCAATTGTAAAAGGGCTCTTACTGCTTGATTAGATTTTAGTTCTATGAGAGATTCTCTGCAGTTGTTCAAAGTAACCTCATCTACTATAGTCTTATCAAGACTTTCTTTTAAGAAATCAAAGTAGGATTTATTTTCTTCTGTAAGAACTTTGTCTAGTCTTTGAGCATCTGTTTTAAGAGACTGGTAAAGATTTGCTATAAGTAATTCTGAGAGTATTTCTTGAGAGTAATCATTCAAAGATAATGAATCATTTCCAACAGTACAATGGTACTTGAAAATATTATCAATAATCTTTCTCTGGCTATCCGTAGGATATTTGCCTGGCATGCTAATAAATTGTTTATCATAATGATCTGGTTCAAATAAGAGACAGTGTAGAACGCGCCCTGCTACCAGGTGCGCGTCTGTACTGTCCTCTCTCTGATTCAAAACATAATGACTGTAAAACATTCTAGGTGAAAACAACAGCTTATTAATGCTACTGTAACTAAACCAGAATGGTTTCTTGTAAAATAATTCTAGTTCATCAGAACCAGTCAATACCAGTGGACTCATTTGTTTCTTCTATTTGATTGTTATTTGATACAGGTACAATAAGTAATTCTTCAGTTAATATTTCTGTCTCAGCTTCTACTTGATTAGAATCATTTTCCGGTCCCTTTGGTCCCTCTGGTCCTTCAAGGCCCAAATCATTTAATTCTTCTAGAACTGGTGCACTTAAATCATCCTGGTGTACTTCTTCTATTTCTTCAGAGACTTCATCAAGACCTATAGCAGAATCTAGCACTGGCTTTTTCTCATCATCAAAGTCAATCTCTGCTCTATAGTCAGAGTCAATTGCTACTGCAACGTCTGGTGTTGGAACAATGCTTGCAACGTTAAAAGTAGAACTTCTAGCAATGTTTGTAATAAACCAGTCAAGTCTAGATTCTAAGAGAATATTTAACCACCCTGTAGTAAGAAGACCTAGTGAAGTTAGTTTCTTAGAAACATCATCTGGATCTAAGCAATCCACATCTCTTACTCTAAGACCAAAGTAACTTACCATAGATTTGAAGTTTACATGATTCTTAGTATGACAGCTTGCTATTCTATGACCATACTCTTCTAGTAACATGAGCAAATACAATGCACTCTCTACATAGTTAGAGTTTGCCATGATCTCCATAGCCATGATATGATTATCCTGGTCTGAGCTCTTAAACATTTCACGCAATTGAGTATATACCTCATTAGTAATTGTTACAGCATCATCACCATTAATCATAGCAAGCAACTCAGACTCATCATAAACTGTTTTGTTTTGACAGTCATCAATTAACTGTTTCCACTCATCATGTATATAATAATAGTGGTGAGAAGCTCCAGTAAATACACTAGTAACTACATGACTAGTTATACTAACCTTAGTACTATAATTAAAATATACATTGTCTGATTCTGAAGACAACATAGCTGTACGTAGATTATCTTTATAATACTCATCTACTGTTACTTTATCAAGATACTCTTCAATCTTAGCAATAGGTGCTGTATAATACCAATTACCATATAGTAATCTACCTGGAGTAGCCCTACCTGTAATTATTACATTTGCATTGTCAGGATCCCTAACCACCTTAATACCTTGATTAAGTGCTAAGTCTTTTAGTTTTGCTCTTGGGATATTAACACCTGGCATAAGATAAATTGTATCTCCTTGTGTAGGAGTATAACCTTTACTTAAATTAAATAGTTCAAACTTTGAAGAATCTTCTAGTACATGTTTTATATCTACCGTAAATGCTTCATCATCTTTATCAAAAAATACTGCTCTTTTCATAATTATAAATTAAAGGGGGGCTGTTACACCCCCTTAGTTATTACTGAATTGCCATCTTAACTACGTTAGTATCCTGCATCAAAGCAGCAAACTTAACCTTGTTACCATTTACAATCTCTTTGACCATATAGTATCTCAAGTCATTTGTAAAGCCATCAAACTCTGTAGTTACTTTGGCCAATCTTTCAATCATAGCCTTTGGAACTCCACCTTTGTCAGCAACAGTAAGTGCATAGTTAATTACACGTGTTGCAATAACACTGGATAAGTCAGCACGGAAATCATCACCTTGTCCTACTGAAGATACAATAGCACCTTTTACATATGCTTCATCCTTAGTAAGAATATCTTCAGGAGAAATAATCTTATCTAGCTTGTTATTAATAAACATAGTAAACATACTAGAGAAATCAGCTCCAACAGAACCCTCACCAATCATTTGGATTAGTGGCAACTGTTCTTCAAACTTAGGAATAGAACTAATAGCATTGAAGAATGTAGTAATAGCTCTTGGATTAACACGTTGAGTTACAAGCTCTGGGTGCATCAACATAAAGTTGATACATCTGCCATCAACACCTGCAGTCTCAGCCCACTTAGCCCATACAGGTGCATCATACTTCATCTCAACAGAAATAAATCTGGTCTTCTGAGCTACGTCAAGACTAGTAACATTATAGTCACCATTGTCTGGATTTGAAGTTAAGATAACATGCCAGTTCTTAGGAAGCTTCCATGATACATACTCTTGACGGTCAAGAATCTCCATAGTAGCCTGCATAAATCTGTGGTCAGCACGAGTATAGTCATCCAAGATTAGGAAACCACCCTCACCCTTACCCTGAATCCACTCAGGAGCAGCATGGGACATTCTTTTATCAGCTACTGTATAGCCAGCTTTAAGAGCACCACTTACTTGAGCTTCAGTAATCCATCTTTGTTTACCCTCTTGGTTTCTAACAAGAAATTCTTTAACAGGAAAACCAACAAGGTCACCTAACTCCTCAATCTGAGATAGATTAAGTTTTACAACATCCATTCCTAACTCTTTACCCAATTGTAAAATAGTTGAAGTCTTACCAAGACCAGCATCACCCTCAATATTAACAGCTACAGGAACTTTACCCTGAGCTTGGATGTGCTGATTATTCTTTACCATGTGGTTGATAAAACCTTTCAACTCTTCTGCATTCAATTGTACTGTGTTCATAATGTTTGTTTTTTATAATTCTAATTTAATCACTTGACCTGGTAGGTCTTCATTCATGCCTGATCTTTCTGACAAAACCCATAAGACTTTACTCTTTGGTTTTACAGATGTATAACATTCACCATCAGTAAAATATACCAAGCTTGTATATTTCTTTAGGTTTGCATTGTAATAATCTAGGACGGGATCAAATTCAGTCCCACCTCTTCCCAATACACTGATTTCATTTTTGCCTCTATAAGGCTCAATAGATCTGATAGAAGTATCACACTGTACCACAGTAATATCTACTCCTGCCTTGTGAATATGATGAATCTCATTCATAAACTCAGTAAGCTCATCATTACTAACTGAACCTGAGGTATCAATAGCAAGTAACATGTGCTGACGCATCTTAATCTTCAGACCTGGATTATCTTCATATCTACGGTTCTCTTTTCTTCTAATCTTCTTAGTAAATACCTTAGTACTTACTCCTGTAAATCTTCTGAGATAACCTTTCCAATCAAATTTAGGTGCAGTAAACTCCTCAACCACAATTAGACCTTCAATTTCACCTGGTACATTACCACGTTTCTTTACAGTCTGTTCTTTTGCATCTTGAAGGATCTTCTGAACCTGCTTTTCAATTAGTTTTTTCTCAGCATCAGGCATGTCCTCAAACTCTTCCCATGTAGAATGATCTGGTATGTCTCCATTTGCTATATCATCAAGCAATTTGTCCATTCCTTGATTACCTGTAGTACCTTGTTTATCCTTCTCATCTTGAAGACGGAGAAGCTGGTCATAGTAATATCTACAACCAGCCTTTTTATCCAGTTTAAGATCTTCATAATCCTCAATTCTGATACCTCCTTCTGGCAGCCAAGAGTCTTCAATATACTGATTAATTTCCATATCCATGGCAACATTTGCAAGCTTTTTGTTACTAAAAGAACTAAAACTTACAAGGTGACCAAATGCAATATGGAGTAATTCATGTTTCAGTAAGCCCATTTTATGATCATCACTTAGACCCATCCAGAATTCCTCATTGATGGCTAATTGATAATTAATATTCTGTTTGCTTACTCCTGCAGTTGGGAGATCTTTTCTCCAAACTTTATTCAACATAATGAGAAAGAACCCGTAATAGGGCTCTTTCAACATTAAATCTTTACTTATTTTACTAAGACTCTGTGCTTTGTCCATCATCTCTTATTTTTACATTGATGTCTACTTTGTCCATTGGATACCCTATGCTTCCTAACATACTGGTCAAATCCCGGATGAAAAATTCCAGGAACGTTTCTATTACATGCTTGGCTGCTTTATTATTAGTAATAATACCAAGCACACGTGCAGATGATAATGCTATGGCTTCATCACCAATTACATCAGCAATTCTCTGTGCAGTTTTTGGAACTTCTTTCTTCCATTGTCCAAATGGTTGTCCCGAAAATTTATACAATAATACTAGCTCATTGTTATCAAGTGTACTGTTCTCAATTGCATGAAATGCAACTATGTGGTTATCAGCATCACTTGACTGAAACATGTTAATCAGATTTTTTAATTCATCTCTTGTCATTAGTCTTCAATTTTTAAGGTTTTAATTGCCCATTCTTTTAATTCACCAGATGCAATCATATCTAACCATTCTTTAGCTGAAGGAATGTAATTGTTACAGTCTTCTTTTACATGTTGTTCACCAACATATCTTATATACACTCTTTTACCTTCAGAATTATACATGTGATCTCCAAAGACTTGTTCACATTCAAATATACCTTCACTGTGGTGACGGAATATTCTATGTTTACTATGTCCTATCCATGCTTTAGTTTCATCAAACCAATTATGAATCTTAATATAATCTTCTGGAATACCCCCAAACTTTCTAGCTGATGATACAGCATGTTGATACGGATGTGCCATGTTACAAAGTTTTGTCTACTAGTGCACCTTCATGAATGTAAGTTTCTGTTTGAGTATATCTAACATCATTAATGATTTTATACTTACCAGAAGCAACTATGATACATACTGATCCTGAACCTCCATCATTGTTCCACCAATCTTCAATATCATTGAGTAATTTCTCCTCAACAAAATGTTCAATATCAGAAGCAAGACCAGAATCAAGATCTTCTAATTTCATTGCTTCAGTACCCCATATATACAATTCATCAATAAGATCAAATGCAGATTCTTCATCTTCATGTAATTTTTGTATAGTATAAACTACACCTTCAATCGCACCAGAGTCTCCTCCACCTTCATATTGTACCTTAATACCGGTTACTCCCAAGTCAGCTAATCTGACAAGGGTTCCAATCATATCCATTTCTTTCATACTATTTGATTTTGTAAAACCTGCCAAGGATATTGGCATTTAGATATTCTTCTTTCTCAAGCACTTCTCTTACAAATTGTGATTTAGTCTCATGATATGTCAGCTCTGTCTTTGAGAAACATATCCTAACCATAAATCTCTTTATAGGAATTCCTGCTTTATGTGCATTCTGTAGCACTGCATTACTGCTGTAATAATTTTGATAGTTAGTTTTACTAACAAGAGTGTATTTAGATGCTCTTTTATCTGTCATTGCAGCAATAGCTTTCTTTCCCAGTCTTTTCTTAACTGTAGAATGAAAATTCTTCTTGCCAATATAACGGACTGCTTTACCATCAATGATTGCTTCCATTTCATAAATGAAACCTACAGCACCATCTGGAATTTTGCTGTCACTAAATACTTCACCTTTATATAACCAACTCATACTATCTGTTTTAGTAAAGATAATAACTTATCTCTCACAGGTTCAATACCATGATCTTTGACAGAGTCTGATAAATCCTTAGACATCTCAAGTATTACATGCGGAATATTATACTTATCCTGATATCTCTGAGCAGCTTTCATACCGGGCTCATCATTATCAAACAGTACAATAATCTTAGAATACTTTTCTCTAAGTTTATTTATAACAGATTCTCCAATCATTGTATTCTCACTGTCTGGAGCAATACATTCTATATTACCAATACCTAGTTTCTTAAAAGACAAAAGGTCTTTAAGTGAAGAAACAATCAGTAGATACTTGGAATCATATTGCAGTTGATCCATACCTTGTGTGTAGTTCTGGATCTTAATGAACTTTTTCTCAGGAATCTTTGGCATATAAATCTTATAGAGCTCACCATCATTACGGAAATAACCATAAACATAGGGCCTAGAAAATCTATAGCTTGTTACAGAATCATCAATCTCAGTCTTAGACATTGTAAAAAATTCCAATGGAACTACATTATACTGACTTAAGATACTAGAACTAATTTTAAATTGTGTCCAGTATTTCTGATCAAGTGTGTTCCAGTGTCTCATTTCAAAATCTACAACCTTAAACTTATCATGAAACTGTATAGGACCCCTTACTGCAGGTGCATTGTGTTTTAAATACTCCTGATAATCGGTAATTATCCGGTTAGTGGCCTTAAATCTAGCATCATAGTTAAATAGATACCTAACAAGTTCTACTTGGTCACCTTGAAATCCTGAAGAAAAATCTTTGAACTTATACTTACCACCGTCCTGATAGATAAACATACTTGGCACCTTATCTCTAACATTAAATGCAGAGAGCATCTTAATATTCTGTCCGGTAAGCTTTTCTCTTAAGTTCAGATAATACTCAAATACCCATTCTCTGGGTACTTCCTCCAAATCAGATATTAAATTCTTTGTTGAAATCATAACCAATAAAAATATAAAGGGGGAGTCCCTGATTTAGTCTAAAAATCTCTGTTATACAATAATTAATACTAACCTCCCCCTTTAATGAGTGAATGGTTAGTCTAGACTGAAATCAGATGATGTCTTAGGTTTTTCAAATACATCTTCATCATCCCCAAAGGATTTAACTTCTTTAACTTCTAGTTTCTTAACATGCTTAGTCTCGTCAAATCTAATTACAGAACCAGATTCTTCTTCACCAAATGCATATTTCTTACCTTCAGCTTTTGGTAACCATAAGTCATAGTTTGTATAACCTGTTTTACCTTCATACTCCTTACCAGCTACACAGAACTCAAGATACTTTTCTCTAAAGTCTGCAGTCTTGTTAAATGCTTTAACAAAGTCTTCAATAGTATCATGCTGGCCATCTTGCTCAAGAAACCAAGAATCAAGTTGTAGAGTATGAGCCAAAGTTCTCAAGAAAATCAAGATAGATCTATCTCTCTGAATTTTAACTCCAGATTTAGTTTCACCATCTGCAAATGCATATTGACTTGCTTTAATCCTACCAATCTGACCCTGATATCTTCCTTTGCTCTCATCTTCTTTGTCAACTAGGAAACCCTCAAAACCCTCAATAGGTGCAGTCTCCACATGTAACATAAGATGAAATGCACCGGGAATGAACTTGAAATCCTCAAGCTCAATATTATTAATCTTTAGTACATGATTACCTGGTGTAATTGTTTTTGCTAGTCCTGAGCCTTCTTTGCCCAAATCAGTTGTGCTTAATGCCATTTTTCTTAAAATTAAATTGTTAAATAAAAACTTTGTCCCAGTGAAACTCTAATTCACCAGATTCATTCATCTCTGTTACCACTATTTCCTCATTTCTCAGGTGCTCAGGTCTTGCACCGCAAGTAACCTCTTCACTTGTTTTAAATGATAAAATAGTTTTGTTACCCTTTCTATACATGTAGCCAATTGCATCTGCATTAGCACAGATGAGAGACTTAATCTTACCTGTCAAATCTATATTTGCTGCAAGAACCATCTCTCCCTTATCATCCACCTGTTTGTCTTTAATATGACCAGATAAAATAATATGGGGGGCTAATGTATCAATAAAATCTAAAACCTGAAAGAAAGCTTGTCTTAAATATAAATATCCAGCACCATTAGGCAAGGATAAGACATTATCTCCATCATAGCTTTTACCCATGCTTGTAGCACGGTATAGTTTGATAGCTAACGGCATAACCATATCTTCTAATGCAGTTACAGTATCTATTGTAACATACTTGTATGGCTTACCTGCTTCTTTGATTGCTTTTCCTGCTTCAAGCAACTCTTGTAAAGAAGTAATCTTTACTTTGAGTGCTTCTACATAATCAGCACCATTTTCTAAATCAATTAATAAATTGTTTTCAAGACCAGCAAATGCTGTGGTCTTTCCAGTTTTCGGCTTAGAATAGATAATCAATCTCTTGGGATTGACTCTCTCAGCCTTGACCTTTTTAGTTGGAAGTACTATACTCATGATCCTAATTTTACTGCTAGTTTTTGAAAATCTGCTGCAATTCTTAAGAGAATATCTGAAGTGGTTTCTAATTCCTCTTTAACTTCTTTAAGTTTTGGAATAAACTCATCTTCAAAATCTGGAAATACAGATAAGCTCTGTTGTTCCTTAGGAGCTTCTGCTTTTCTCTTCTCATACAAGTTGTAAGTAATCTCAGAACCATCAGGCATTAAGACCATCAACTCAGACAATGGAATCGTATAAGCAAAATAGTTATCACCATTAAGATTAGTACCCTCTTTTACATCATACTCTTCAGCATAGTAGGGGTTGGCTTTACACTTAAACAGAGCTCTGTCAGCATATGCCGGTTCAATACCCTGTTCTTTACCAGATTCATCTCTGATAATGTCAATAAACTCAATATAGATGTCTTCACCCCTCTTGAGTTCACTTTCAAATAGCTGTACTTGTCTACCATACTTACCCTTCTGAAAGAAGGCAGTCTTTAAGACAAAGAATGGGTCAGCTACTTGAGCTTTTCTAAACTTATCCGTCTGATAAGCAAAGAATTCTCTTTCTCTTTCTTTTCTACTCATAATTATAATTTAAGTTTTGTTGCTTGTGGAGGTGTTTCTATTTCAATAATCCTCATGTTCTCTCTATCTAGCTTAAAGAAGCTTAACCTAGTTGTTCCGTTCCTAGACTTTAAGAAGTGAAATGCAAGTAAATCTTCATCATTCACTATAAATCTTTCAGGACCATAGAACCTAATCTTTCTGATAGAAGGTTTGTTAATACCAAGTACTACATCAGCATGTTGTAATAGAGCATCTGCTCCAAATAAATCAGAATCTAATACATAATTCCCATAGTCACCATCTTTGGATCTGTCTGGATTATCTATATTCCTGTTCAACTGACTCAAGACAAGAAATGCCACAGGATAATGCTTCTTCATATATGTTAGAGCTTCCCCTAGAGCATATAATACTTCAAACTTATCTCTCTGACCTTTTCCTACTTTAAGTAAAGCTGAGTGGTCAATAGTAACCAGAGCATTTGTGTAGTTACCATTTTCATCCTTGTGTTTTTCCATATAGTAATGTATGGTAGCACACATCTCATCAACGGTACACGGATCATATACTACATCTATGACATCAGTCTCGGCAGTTTGCTCATAGTACTGTACGCATCTTAAGTATAGATCCTTATCCACGGGTTCCCCCTTGCTCATTAATGTATTGTAATCAGAAGCAGTATTCAGACTCAGCTTTCTAATACCATTGGTCTCATCAAGCATTTCAAACTGGAACTTAAGTACTCTAAACTTATGATCTTTATTTTCCTCAATAATATCAGAGATCAACTGTTCCATAAATAAAGTTTTACCTGTTCCCGGTCTAGCACCAACTACGGTGATAGTTCTCCATTCCAATCCATCACAGAAGGCATCATTAAATTTGGGCCATGAACTTTTGAGTGACTTAAGCTCACCAGATCTTCTAGCCTTCATTTTAAGAAGGGCTTTTCTAAGAGCGTCTCTCTCACTCACAGGCTTCAGAGCCCGGGCACCGTTAAATAATTCTGCCATACATTTGGATTATGTTGTTAATTTACCTTTTACATCATTATAGATGTAGTGAGATAATCCCACTATAAACTCTATTGCTAAAAACTGTACAAAGTTCATTTCTATAAGTAGAGTATAAACTAACAGCCAGGAAACAAGACTTCCTGTTAATGCAACAAAGAACAATTTAAATCTAATCATACTATCTTTTCTTTAAAGAATACAGGTGCTTCATAATCATCTTGTGAAATCATATCACAATAAGTTGCTAGAGTAGAATCCCAGGTTTTATCTGTATTCTGTTTTCTAATAAAATACTGTGAGTTGCGCATGTAGTTGTACCTATTAATAGAATACTCTTCTACATACTTTTCAGTAGCTTGAATAACTGTCTCCCAAGAATAGTCAAATGTTTCAAAGAACCATCTAAATGCATTTTCTAGACTCTTTACGTTAACTCTTGCATAAACACCACTTGGCAATTTACTTGCCGGGAAGCACTCATTGTAAGTTTTAATGTTATCTAGAAAATCATCACCCATGAGATTTTTAGATGTTTTCTTCTTAGACTTCTTGAAATAGCTCTCAATTTCTTGTATAAATATAAGACTATTACTTGACAATTGCAAGTCATCAGTAATATAGTTACCTGATTTCAATCTGGCAACTTCAATAGATGCATTTACCAAATCACTAGGTACAATCTTATTATGTATACAATACAATACATAGAATGCATTAGGACTAAGTCCTGCTTTTATTAGTTTGTTAAATACTTCTTGCATTACCAGTGAATTGAATAATTATATAAATGTTTAACTGTGGTCCATACTTCTTGAAAGACACCTTTAGAATCCCACTTGCTACCGTTATATGCAGCACTTGCAGGATGTGAAACCATAAATTTAGTACAATTTTCTCCACA